CGTGAAGCGGGTCAGGGGAGGAATCCAGCAGCCCTAAGCGAGTGTGAATTGTGTGCTCTTTTTTCGTGCATAAAACAAACCCTTTAACATCAAGGGTTTAAAGGGCTTTTATTTATTTTATCGAGAAAAAAGGGACAGTAAAGGGGCAAAATTTATAGTTTTATCTTTTCTAACTTGCTAGATATATCTGATACCATTTTTTGGGTAACGTGTGAATAAATTTCAAGTGTTGTCTTTGAATCAGAATGACCTACACGATCCATGATAGCGGTTAACGGGATTCCTAATTCAGCAAGTAAAGAGATATGAGAATGTCTGAACATGTGAGTAGTGATATTTTTGTCAATACCTAGCTTTTTACCATGATTTTTTAAAGGTATAATAACCCTGGCACTTGTTATTGGCTCTCCTAGAGTGTTGATAAAAATAGAATCAGTATCAAATCCGTTTTTTGTATTCTCTAGAATTTGATCTTTGATAATATCTAACACTTTTTGAGGAGCAGTTATAATTCTATCTGATTTTGCCGTCTTTGGTGCAGTTCTCTTTTTGAGTCTAAAATCGTATGTATGCCTTATGTGGATTGTCTTTTTCGAAAAGTCTATATCGTGTTTGTAACTCAAGGCAGCAAGCTCTCCATATCTCATACCAGTTAGAAAAAGGACTTTGGCTATACGGATATACTTGTTTAAACGATAATCACGCAAAGCCTCTTTTTGTAAAGTTCTAATAAAGAGGTTGAACTCTTTTTGATCCAGATATTTTGTCCTTTTCTTTTTCAAGTCATCGGAGGTTGTAATTTTACGGGGTAGCTCGACAAAAAGCATTTCGTTGCTATTGATATAATTCATTCTAAGAGCGTATTTCATAATCTGATTGAGTTTAAATTTTATTTTGGCGGTATAATTCCTGGAGCGCCCATCTTTAATCAGTTGGTCTATGACTTTCTGCAATAATCTACGGTCAATGTTTCTAACTAGATAATCGCCCTCTATCTGATTAAATATTTCATTTTTTACATGGTTTGCTGCATAGATTGTTGATTCTCTGACCCCATTTTTCCAATTATCCTCAAACTCATCATAAAGCTCTTTGAATGTTATATCAGATATGTTTTTATTTTTATCTTCTAGTTTATTATTTATCTTTTCTTGCAAGAGTAAAATAGCTTGATTTCTTGCTTGAGGTGTTTTCTTCTCCATCGTAACTGAGACTTTTTTCAATTTCTCAGTATAAGGATCTTTGTATCTCTCAAAAAATTTATATTTGCCGTTTGGCAATTCTTCCATCCACATTGATTTTAACCTCACTTTTTGATAAAATGGGTATAGTAAAGAGGGCTTTTTAATGCCTTTTACTATACTGAACACCTCACGCTCTCCTCGACCAAAAATTGAGTGTGGGGACTTTTTTATTTCGTTTCAAAGAAATTTCCGCAATTTTTGCAATGCCACTGTTTATTTCCTTTTTTGCCAGCAAATCCAGCTAAAGCACCAACTCCACCAGTCAAAACAGCTCCACCAACGGCCTTTCCAACAGAAAAGGCTTTTTTGTCTTGTTGTAAGAAAGTGACATCTTTAGACTTGCAATTCGGGCAAGTGATGATATTCTGCTTTTTCTCTTGCTTTTTCTTCTCTTGATTTGCTCTAAATGCTTCAAGTTCACGTTCTCTCTGCTCTGGAGATTTTTTTTGGTTATCAATCACTGCACCTATGACACCTCCAACAAAAATAACAATTATGATAATAGCCAATATGTTCATTTTATCTCCTTTTTTAATTCTTCAGCATCAAATACGCATCAACATAAATTAAAGGTACGCTTTTCTCTTTATTGCTATTTGTAGTGTATTCGTAAGAAAGTAAGTAACGCCCGTTTACAGATAAATGATCTTTTTCTAAAAATCTTTTTTCTATACGTTTGGTCTCCATGAACAGCATATAGAAATCACCGCTGGGTTGTGTAGCAAGTATTTTCGTGTACTTGCCTTCTTTAAAAATTTGCACTATCTCCAGATTGTCGATTCTCATTTTTAAAGAGAAGAATTTTTCTGGCTCTCGGAGAACTGTTTTGTAATCATAGATTTTATAATCATCTGACTTGTAATTATCTTTTGTGACCTTATCAACTTTAGTCAATAGCTTATCAAAATATTCTTCTACGCTGACGTCATCAGATGATGATGCCTGTGTTGTCGGTTCGCTGGATGACTTTTGCGTTTGATTTGTACAAGCGGTTGAAAGAAAAAGTGTACAAAGCAATACAGACGATATAGAAAATATTTTTTTCATTTGATCTTACTCCCTTTTCAATTCAGCAAAGCCAAATATTCCTCTTTAACCATTGTTTCATCGGCAATGGTTTTTAAATTATACTTTTCCATAAATACCAGGTAATTAAATGTAGTGGTATCTTCCGCTATATCCAACTCAGCTTTCATAAGGTGATGGATCATATTCCTATTAGCCTCAAGCTCACACTTTTCCCTAAAAAGCTGATAAGTATCTGGCGCATGGTTTTTATGACCTATCTCATGTAAAGCGACTTGTACCCTTTTTTCATCAGATATAGCATCACTCAAGAACATAGTTTTGAGGGCTGGGATATAAAATGCTTCATCTGGAAATAGACCATCTTCAAAAATCTCTATATCTATACCTAGATTTTGAGAAAATTCTTTTTCAGTCATAAACAATCCAACCTTTGATTATTATTGCTTTCTGAGATAAATTTCTATAATATTTTGAATTGCTTTTTTATCTTCCTCAGTTAGTGGTTTACCATTGAAGCGCATAGCGGTAGAGGCTAACTCCTCAACATCTACCTCTTTGCCTTCAAAAAAGAATTGCTCTTTATCACTTACAATTGCAGAGTTATCCGTACGCCCTAGAAGATAATCCGTGCTAACATTTAGGTAATCGGCAACTTTTTCTAACGGCTCAGAATTAGGTTTTGATTTTGCCCACTTTGAAATAGAGCCATTTGATAAATCAAGAGTTCGTTCAAGTTGTGCAACTGTCATAAAACGTTGTTTGACAAGCTCTTTTATTATCTCGTAAGTATTCATTTCTAATACCCTCCAGAAAAAAATCTAAGAAAAATAGAAATATTTCTATATTTCTATTGACAATAGAAATAGTTCTGTGGTATCATGGTATTGTACTTGGGAGGTACACAAAATAATAAATACTACAGACGCAGAAACAGATAAAATCTGTATTTGCTACTTTTCTTATACTCTTATAATAGAATAAGTTCTATTATTTGTCAAGAGTTATCGGAAATAAAACGTAGAAATATTTCTAAAAAAGGAGGAAAGCATGATTTACGACACTATCAAAGATGTTGCTGCAAATCAGGGGATATCAATCTATCGCATTGAGAAAGATCTGGAATTTCCAAATGGTTTGATTTCGAAATGGAACAAATCCACTCCATCAGCATCTAATCTTGCCAAGGTTGCTAAATATCTTGGCGTGACGACAGAGAAGCTACTTGGTGATGGTTAGAAAGGAGGCGATATGGCAGATGAAGATAGCCTAATTGGTAAATATCTAGAAATTTCTGGGGAGCTTGCGGGATGCATTGAAGCTGAAACAGAAAAAGACCTACTTGTCCGTAGGGCGATAGTCATTAATGAGCATATCGGCTTATGTGAGCAAGCGGTCTACGTTGATAAGAAAGTGCTAGATAGCTACTGGGTCAAGATAGTAGAGTTATCTGCTATTCCTGAAACCATCAATAGCGTTGACAGCACTGATTTGATTAGGAAATGGTTGAACATGTAGATTGACAGTATCATGTCCGTTGACATACTCAACGCATTTCACCAAGTAATGCTCAGATTTATGGTCTGCTGACTTAGCAATGACAGAACCGATAGTAGGAACAGCAGGCAATGTCATTGGTAGAGGTTCAACACGACCATCAATCATGATGTGACAAGTAATCATGACTTATTCTCCTTTCATGTAGGATAAGTCAATTATAGCAAATTTAAAAGGAGGAGTTATGACAGACTTTAAAGATTTAGATTGTCAGTTTATCTTTCAAGAATGCGACTGAAAATTATACTGCTGTTAGTAATAACTTTATCAATGACCCAAAACTGGGGTTTACAGCGGTAGGTATTATGATGGTTGTTCTAGCTAATCACCCTAACTGGCAAGTCTATCCAGATGAGATAGCTAAACGAAAAGGTGTTGGCCGTGACATGATTGATCGTCATCTAAAAAAGTTAGAGGATGCTGGTTATATGCGTGTGATCAAAAAAAGCCTTGGTAGAGGTCGAGGTGTTCAGACTTTCAGATTCTTCTCAGATACAAAGATAACTGACTTTCAATTTGAAATCATGTTACAACGGCTTGATGAAGCAATAGAAAAGTTATCCACAGGTTAGAATTTACATTTCCGATTTTTACAAATCTGCATTTTACAAATCTGTATTTTACAAATCTGTAAAATAAGGCACTAATAAATACTAACTAACAACAAGTATTAACTAACAATAAATACTAACTAACAACAAGTCCTACTACTCTAAATAAATAAAAGAGAGTACACAAAAAAGTATCTGAGAAACTCAGACACTTTCTAAAAAAATCTAACTTAATTATAGCATGAAAGGGGAAAAATGGAAACAGTTCAAATCGTGAGAATTAAAGATGTGATCATCGAGAAGATTTCTGCAAACGATGAAGAACTAGAGCGCATCTTTGGATGTTCAAAACGGCAAGCGGGAGATATGAGGCGAGAGATGAAAAAATTGCCTAGTCAGAAAAAACACCTCAGAAACGATGGCCAGCTTGTCACAATCAAAGGTTTTGATGCTTATCTGCAATATCGAGGCAGTCAGTCATGGAAGAAAGAAATGGCTAAAATCGTTAAGATGACACGATAGCAGAATAATAACTACTAACAAACAACAAACTCATCCTTATAGATAATAAGGGAATTACAGAGTTTTTACAGGAGGAAAGAAATATGCCAAATTGGGCAGAGGGTACTCTTAAATTAAGAGGTAAAACAGAAAATATTGTATCAGCATTGAAAGAGATGCTATTAGAAAATCAAGGTACAACTCTTGAAGAAGAACACGATGGTACTCTACTAATATTTAAAACTGAGAATGATTATTTTTATATAAACGGTACAAGGCGTGCGTTTATTTCTGGAGAAGATATTGAAATTTGGTTGGATGATGATTTTGTGATTATCGAACTTGAAAATTTCAAACAAGCATGGGCAGCATCGGCTGACAATTACACAGAAATTTCTAGTAAGTTTGATGTTGATATTAAAATTTTCACTTTTGAAATAGGTATGGAATTTACACAGGAAATTGAAATTTCAAAAGGTAAAATTATCAAGAATATTGTAAACGAAAACTTTACTAACTATTCATGGGATGTGCCTTTTAGCAGACTTGGAGGATAGATAATATGGCTGATTTAACATTTGCAGAATTACAGCGAAAAATGCAAATCGAAAAACAAACGAAACAGGGAGTGAAATATCCGTTTAGAACCGCAGAGGACATCAATAATAAATTTAAGTCTTTGGATAGCGGTTGGAGTGTATCATTTCCAGAAGATGACATCATTCAAAAAGGTGACAAACTGTATTATAAAGCGGTAGCTGTTGCTAAAAGAGAAAGTGATGGCACGATTGAAAAAGCTATTGGATGGGCTAGAGAAGAAGATGTACCAATTTTTCACACACAAAAAGGGGATGTGAAACAGATGCAAGATCCACAATGGACAGGTGCGGTTGGTTCTTATGCTAGAAAATATGCTTTACAAGGTTTATTTGCCATTGGAGGTGAGGATGTTGATGAGTATCCAGTAGAAGAAAGCCAAGAACAAGGGCAAACTAATCAGCAACAGAAACCAAACAACCAGCAAGCCCAAGAACAACAAGTGAGGTACATTGATAACATTCAGTATCAAGAAATCATCAAGAACGTTGAAGAGTTTGCGACGATTAAGGGAGCGCCATTTGATACAGTTGCAAATTTTGTATTGAGCAAGTACCAAATAGATGATTTCCACAAAGTGCCAGTTGATGGTTACAACATAGTGATGGAATATCTCACCAAACAAATTCAAAAAGCATACGAAAAACAAGGAGTATAAGACATGACTGAAAATAAAATTTATTCACCATGGGCTTTCACAGAAAACGAAAGTCAAAAACAGAAATCTAATCTTTCAGCTCTAAAAGAGTTAAAAGAGAAATATATCATCAAGGACAAGTGGGATTACGACAAAATGAATGAACAAGAACAAGAAACCGTTGATGTTGTATATGGTCTAGTTGGTGGTGGTTACGGGAATTCACTTTATGAAATTTATAAGAATACCCCTAATTTATCAAAAACAGAGCTTGCCTTAATTTGTGATGATGGAAATTTGTGTTTTGGACATTCATCATCAGGTAGCAAAATCAAAATTTTTACAGACTAGGAGAATAAAGACATGGTAAAAGATGTAACTAATAGCTTAACAGAGATCAAGGTAGATTTTCAACCTGCAGTAATCAATGTTGATTATGATAGCGTTGAGAAACAACTTGCAGCAATTGTTGCACAGTACACAAATTATGAGGTGACAGCATCCACTTACAAGATTGATTATGATGAGCGTACACGCCTAAACAAATTAAAAGAGGCGTTGGAAACTCGGCGTAAGGAAATCAAAAACAACATTAATAATCCTTACAAGGAGTTTGAGAAGTGGTACAAGAAAACAGTTGAGCCATTGGATAATGTCATCTCAAACATCACAGCAGGACTTAATGCGATTGATGAACATGAACGATTGATGCGCGTGGATGTCGTGCGTGCCACATTTGAGGATAAGTGTATGGTTGCAGGGATTGAAAAATCCACATTCGCTGACAAATACGATGAGTACAGCCTCAAGAAATATTTTAAAACAGGCAAGTATGAGCTGAAAAAGACAACACTTGATGAAATGGATGCTTTAGTGCTTTCAGAATTTGATGCCCTGGAAGAATACAAGGCCAACAAGCAAGCTATCCAAGAGCAAGCTCAAGAGTATGATTTGCCAGCTGACAGCTATATCAGACATCTTGAAGATGGTAAGAGTCTTGTTGATATTCTCAAGATGATGAAAACTAATCGTGATGCTGAAGTTTCACGCAAGGAGCAGAAAGAGGCTCAAGAAAAAGCAAAAGCTGAACGACTTGAAGAAATTGCTCAATTGGCAAAGGAAAATGCAAATGCGTATATCAAGGCTTACGATGCTGAAACAGGCGAGATTTTGGAACAGGGTAAAATTACAGAACCACAAAACAACGTGCGAGAAGTGCCAAAATTTGAGCCTAGCGAGCCTTTAACAATTAACTTGCGTTTGACATTACATGGTGGAAAATCTCAGCTTGATCAGTTAAAAGAATGGCTTGAGGATAACTTTATCAGTTTTGAAACTTTGGAGGATTAGGTGGAATTTAAAAAGTATCAACTTATTTTAGAGTTTGAGGATGCTAACAGACCTCTCACACAAATTGAAAAGAAAAGCCTTGCTACTTACTCTATCGAGTATTTAAAAGTGGGGCTAGATAGCTTAGAACGTGAATATTGCAACAGGAGGTATGCACAATGAAATTTAATGAACTGATTGAAAATGTAAAAGGTTGGTCAACAGCTAAGGAGCTTGACAAAGCAAGCCCATTATCTCAAATGCTCAAACTCAATGAAGAGTGGGGGGAGCTCAATGGTGCGACAGTACGAAAGGATAAGGAAAAGATAGCTGATAGCGTTGGAGATATGATGGTTGTCTTGACTATCCTAGCTCAACAGATGAACTTTTCTAAAATCCATTTGTCTCTCAATCCAGATGAGAACGGACAGCATAACTTTCATTATGTAGATCAATGGTCAGTAGAGGTACTGTACTTGCACATTGCTAATGAAATTGGGTTGATTGCGCGTGGTTTGGTTGATGTTTCAACTAATACAAATCGCATTAACGCACGCACTCAAATTCAGTTAAGTAGCCGTAACATTGCTATTTATCTGGTGTTTGTTGCTAAGAAATTTGATTTGACTTTGACAGAGTGCCTTGAATTGGCATGGAATGAAATCAAAGACCGTCAAGGAAAGATGGTGGATGGTGTGTTTGTTAAGGAGTCAGACCTATGAGATGTTTTTATGTCAGTGGTAAAATTGCAAGTCTTGATTTGGGGTCAGAAATCAATGCAGAAAATTCATTTATGGCCGCTATTGAGTTTGTGAAACGATACACCGACTTATTAAAGTTTGGTTCAAATGAAATCAAGGTATCAGAAGTAGAGGAGGTGCAAAATGATAAATAACGTTGTTTTAGTAGGGCGACTTACAAGAGATGCCGAACTGAGATACACGCAATCTAATATTGCGGTTGCTACGTTTACTCTTGCTGTAAACCGTCCATTTAAGAACGAGGCTGGAGAGCGTGATGCTGATTTTATCAATTGCGTTATCTGGAGACAGTCAGCTGAAAATCTTGCTAATTGGGCTAAAAAAGGCTCTCTTATAGGAGTTACAGGAGTAATTCAAACACGTAACTATGATAATCAGCAAGGCCAACGTGTTTATGTCACAGAGGTTGTTGCTAGTAATTTTCAATTGCTAGAAAGTCGTAACAGTCAGCAAAATAATCAAGGCCATCAAGATCATCATGGCGGTTATCAGCAACAGGGTTACAGCAACCAGGGCAGTTCTTTCCAAAACGGAAATAACACAGGGAACAATTTCCAAAATGGAAATAGTTACGGACAACAAGGTAGTTTCTTTGAGGGGAACACAACAAATCCAGTTCCTGATTTCACCCGTGATAACAATCCATTTGGCAGACCGACAAACCCATTGGATATCAGTGATGATGATTTGCCGTTTTAGAAAGAGGTGCTGAATGGAATTTATCAAAGTTAAAGTGGACTTACAATGCCCATTTTGTGGACACTGTAAGGTGGTTAAGGTAGGAGCGCATCGCAAGGCTATTACTTGCCCATCGTGTAAACAAGCTGTTTTCTTGTCGTGGGCAACTGGTATCGAGGGGGAAATTGATGAACATGGTTATTATTTCCACGCCGTCGAGCCTTTCAATATCCGCAAAATCAATCAAGAGTTTCAAGATGCCTTTGAAGATGCACCACCTAAACACTCTTTCACCATCAGAAATAAGATGAGAGGGTGATATAGTGCAGAAAATGATAGTATGGGCGTTGTTTGATAGTGGTAACGGCTCATATACTAAAGCCATCAACACGCTCAATAGTTCGGGGAGGGCGAATATTGAAGTATATCCGATTGGGATAGATATTGAAAATAAGAACAATCATTTTATCCCTCTAAACCTTGCTGATTACTCACGTCTGTTTGGTGATAATAAGCTATTTGATACGCTTGACAAGCTACCACATCCAGATTTAATCATAGCAAGTCCACCTTGTGAAAGTTGGTCAAGGGCTTGTGCTATGGCAAATGGCACAGCGTACTGGAAGCGTGAAGATTTATCTGACAGCTTGTTTATACCACAAAAAACACCAAGCCCATTTACTGTTAGATCAAAACAGGATTTTATAGACGCTTATCACAATTACGATTTTGAGAAATTGTATGTAAAGCGTATAAATGGAGAGCTTACAATATTTAATACTATTCAGATTATTAAAAAGTATGAACCTCAGTACTGGATTATAGAAAATCCAGCGACTAGCAAAATCTGGGAGTATATTCAGAATATTTTAGGTTTTTCAATACCATATTTCAATCTTACTAGATATAACAATTACGATTATCCGTTGCAGAAACCTACAAAATTTGCAGGAAATATTTTTCTTGGTTTAAAGGATAATATTAAACCTGCGAAGACAACTTTAAGCAACTTTACAAAATCGTATAATGAACGGTCTAATATACCTCAAAAGTTACTTTTGGATATATTTCAGACAGTACTAAACCAATTTGAAAAGGAAACAGAAAAAAATGACAAAAATTGAAATCGTTATGGTACTTACAACTTTGATGTCTATCACATGGGCAGCGATTGTTACAATTCACACTATGCAAGCTATCAAAAAGCACAAGGCAAAAGTGGATTATTATCAGAAACCACAAGTGCAATGTGAGATTGCACGTCATGTACTTAAAAACAAATGGTACTCAGATGGTGGGGAGGTGTTTAGATGAAAGTATTTGATGGCGCTAAAATGCGTGCTATCCGTAAAGAGGCAGAGCTTACTCAGTATGATCTTGCCCCTATGGTTGGCATTAGTCAAAATCGAGTAAGTGACATTGAGAGAAATGTTACAACTCCAACAATTGAGGAAATCGAGGCATTTGCCGATGCTCTAAATACTCAAGTATCATCATTTTTAAGCAACGAGTCAGAAATTGAGGTTATTGCTAATACCTTCACCAAAAAGAAAAAGGACACTGATGCAGAGTCTCACTTTGACACCCAAACCGAGCAAATGGAGCTATTTGTTGATGATGCTTTACTAGGTCATGACCTGGCAGGATATGTATTGATCAGCCAAAAAACCTATCTGGAGTTGTTAGATAGTCAAGATCGCTTAAAGCAGTTACAAAAACTTTTGAAGTGGGGAGTTTGTGATGAAATTTGAACTTATTAATGACCACTTTGAGAATGCTATCGTCATTTCAAATTAGCTTAATTTAAAGCAGGAGGACAATATGGATAAAAAACTTATTGGGTTAGACCTAACCCACATTGCAGATGGAGGTTTACAGGAAAAACTAGACAAAGAGCTTGAAAAAGTCTTTGATAACATCCTTGACCTTAATACCGATGCGAAAGCAAAACGAAAAGTGACTATCACGCTTACGATGTCAGCTAATGAAGAGCGTACAGTGGTTGATACTATCATGGAGGTGAAATCAAAATTTGCGCCTCAAAATGGAGTAGCTACAACAATTCTTGTTGGGCGTGATTTTGATACAGGGCAAGTACATGCTAACGAGCTGAAAAGTACAGTGCCTGGTCAAATGTACTTTGATGAAAACGGAGAAATTCTGACGGATATTGGGCAACCAGTGGCAGAAATTGAACAACAGACAGAAACAAAACCAGATATTATTGATTTCAACAAAAAGAAAGTAGGTAACTAATATGACAACAGAAAATCTTAAAGCAGCATTGGAATACGCAGTAGAACTAAAAGGGCTTGGCTTAGAAATTTTAACCGCTACAGATGGCACAGAGTATTATGATGCCAACAAATTCAATCTCAAAGAACTTGACCCTAAACGCTATCCTAAAACTTTGGAGCTATCAACCTTGACAAGCCTTGTTGACTATCTCAAAACTGACCTCAACGATTTGAAAAACCAACGCTTGATTGTAGCAGTTGAGAAAAATGATGAGGTTTGTGTGTGGTCTGAAAATGATGAGTTAGAACGTCGCACATTGCTTGTTGATGTTAAGGCACGCATTCCAGAGCTATCTTTTGGCCGCTTCCTATCATCGGAACAGTTCAATATCATGTTGCAATCAAACTTTATTGACGATAACGATCGTGGCACATTGCTAGAGTTTGCTAGCGCATTGAAAATTGAGAATGGGGCTGAAATTGAAGATAATGGAGTATCTCAAGTAGCAACAGTTAAAACAGGTGTGGCAAGTCTTGCGAAAGGTAAAGCACCTAATCCAGTTACATTGCGCCCATATCGTACATTTAGCGAGGTTGAACAACCAGCAAGCCTATTTGTCTTTAGGATTGATAAGCAAGCCAATATGGCTTTATTTGAGGCAGATGGTAAGCGTTGGGTAGCTGATGCAGTAGGAAATGTTGCAGCCTATCTAAAAGAGCAACTAGAAGACCAAAAACATATCACAGTATTAGCATAAGAGAGGAAAAAACAATGACTAAAGAAACTAAAAACACGGTATCAGCTGAAACTATCGTAGAGAACTTGAAAGAGTTTGCCAACAAATTACATGATGATAGTAAAGATGGGATGTTGCATTTTCTACTCAAAGGAGATATTAGGAAATTTAAGCTAGCTAATGTTTTTCATAATATTAGTCATGATTTACTAGATATCTTAGATGGTAAGAGTGCTAAAGAAATCCTTGGAGATGGTAAGGATGAAAAAGATAGCACAGTCATCGATTTGATCGCTGTAAATCCAAAAACTGGGGATGTTCACTTTACCGAGGAAGTTACAGACTCTGAATTAAAAGAAAAGCTTTTAGCGATTTTTAGCAAATTTGATGAAGAGTTAGGCGGTAATTAGATGATCTTGTTTCTGAAATTGATGGTTATCAGCGCTTGCTTACTCCTTGCTATTCTGATTTTCGTTGCTGGTCATAAAACCTACAAAGAGGGGAGAGCTGACAAGGTGGTTTGGTTTATCTTTGATGCTTATGCTATCGCTTTGATTTATACAGTAATAAAGATTTTGGAGACATGACATGAAAAATAAAAATCGAGTTGGTCTATTTTTTGCACTTGCAGCCTTGTCTTTATCAATGCTAAATCTAGGTTTGATAATTTCTAAAAATCACTATAAACCGCAGGTGGTCAAGCTGGAGCAACAAGTAGAAGAATTGAAAAACAGAAAACCAGTCATTATTTATCAAGTTGATAATGCTGGTGGAGAACTTATCGGAACTGTCACAGATAAAGCTATTGTTGATGGGCATTATACGGTTACTATCGGAGCTTATGGCAAATTTCTTGTTACTAAAGGGCAATATGATGCTCTTGATATTGGTGATGATGTACCAAAATTCTTAAAACAGAGAGGTATTAAGTAATGAGTGATTTTTTAAATCAAGATTGTTTGCAGGGAATGAAGAATTTTCCAGATAACTATTTTGATTTAGCTATTGTAGATCCACCATATTTTTCCGGGCCAGAAAAAAGAAAATACTATGGTTGGAAAGTCAGTCCTATTGGCGTCAATAGGCTTTATGGCGAAACCTCAGAGTGGCAAATTCCAAATAGAGATTATTTTGATGAGTTATTTAGAGTTTCAAAAAATCAAATAATTTGGGGAGTGAATTATTTCGACTATTCTTTCGGTTCTGGCCGTATCGTTTGGGACAAAGTTAATGGTCAGTCAAGTTTTTCAGATTGCGAGCTAGCGTACTGCAGTTTGCATGATAGCACGCGCTTATTTCGCTATATGTGGAATGGTATGATGCAAGGCAAGTCAATATCTGAAGGCCATATTCAGCAAGGAAATAAAGCGTTGAATGAGGTTAGAATTCATCCGACTCAAAAACCAGTCAACCTTTACCTTTGGTTATTGCAAACTTACGCAAAAGAAGGCGATAAAATACTCGATACTCATGTTGGCTCAGCAAGTAGTTTAATTGCTTTTCATGAGTTAGGCTTTGAGTATATTGGTTTTGAAAAAGATAAACACATATATGAGTTAGCAATGGCCAGGCTAAACAGCTATAAATCACAAATAAAATTGTTCTAAGGAATTAGGAGCTTTGGATGAAATTTGAGTTTTCTTTGCCTCGAAATACTAAGCTAAAATCTCTAAATATGGTTATCAATAGTAACGACAGGCAACATCAAACAGATAAAGCTAAAGTTACTAAGCGCATCAGAGCTTTTGCTTATTGGCATACATCAATGAACAAGGATAAAGGGAGGGCTGCTTTTAGCCCCTCTAACCCTTGTGAGGTTACAGTTACAATTTACAGCCCTACTAAATCTAAATTAGATCCGCCTAACTTGTATCCGACAGTCAAGGCTATCATTGATGGCATGACTGATGCAGGTATTTGGACAGATGATAATCATAAGGTTATCAAAAAATTATCTTTTGTCTATGGTGGCTTGAGCGAGGAGAAAGGGCATTATAGATTAGAGTTTGATATAGAGGAGGTGGAATAAATGACAAAATTTGTTAAAATACAATCTTGTTATAGAGGACATACTGATGATGAGCTTATCAACATAGATGACATTAGTCGCCTCTGTCTAGGCCCTAATATCTTGTTTTTAAGAACACCTTACAATTTAGGAGAACATCATATTTCTATCACTCAAAATTCAGTAGATAAACTTTTGAAAGTATTGGATATTATTGGGGAGGACGGCAAATGAGACCTTGTAAATATCCATTTTTGGGAAGAAGAAAAAAACAAGAAACATCGTCGCCATTATTTTCTGCACGACCAATTTTTAACGAGGTTCCAATGAAGAGGTTGCTATTGTAAATTTAAGTAAATTTCATAGTTACTTTGAGGAGGTGAAAGATGAGTGACTTTCTAAAAGGTATTGGAGCAGTAACATTAATGTTATCAACAGTTGCAGTCGTTTTCCTTACTATTTGCGGGCTTATTGAATGGTATTTCACATGGGTATTTTCAATTTTCCCAATCAAACCTTATTTAATACCAGTTTTGTTAGTACATTCTTTTCTTTTTGGAGGATTGGTATTTCTTGTAGGGAGTTTAGTTGAACTAATCGGTAAAAGAAAATCTAAAAGATAAAATCACACTTATTTAAGGAGGGTAACAAATGAAAACTAAAAAACTATTAGCAATCGCATTGCTTGGCTTGTCTTTTGTATGGTTGGCAGCATGTGGAACCAAGGATGTCCTTGGAACAACTTTCACTTTTAATTACGCAAAAGTGAAAATGGTAGATGGGCAAATCGTAGAGGGCAAAGTCAAACAGTGGGCGAAGTACGAGAAACAGGATAGTATTCGTGTTACTTTTGAAAATGGTGATGAGTATTACACTCACTCAAGTAACGTGACTTTGTACAATAAATGATGAGGGGGTGATACATGACTGATGACGAAGAAAAAAATAGAGCGCTTGTCAGTTATCCATCGCAGGGAAATCAATTGGCTCAAGTGGTATTTTTTGAGGGATAAAAAAAATCCGAAAAGAACCATTTTGGAGCAAAAGATTATAGTTTCTCATATCAAAAATGATAGTCTCGAAGCTAAGTTTTTAACCAATTTAAAAAAATCAACTGAAGATTTTATAGATGGATCTGATCCTAAATATTTGCAGGCAATAAAAGAGGTTTATGTCTACGAGAACATGAATGTTATTGGAGCTTGTCAAAAAATACTATTTTATAGCCCAACTCAAGCCTATGTATTACTTAATGCGTGGTTTAACGATTATTTTCGTTCAACTTACACAGAATTACTAAAAAACGCCATATTAGATAAAGAACCGTAAAAAAGCCAAAGCTTATGTATCTATAATCAAGATATATAAGCTTTTTGTGAAAGGAGAGATATGGACAACTTACAAATCGAGTATGTGGATATAAAATCCGTTAAACCATATCACAAAAACGCTAGGCATAATGACGGCGAGGCAACAGAAAAAGTTGCTGCATCCATAAAAGCTTTTGGTTTTCAGCAACCTATCTTAGTAGATGATAATAATGTCATCATTACAGGACATACAAGGCTAAAAGCAGCTCTTTCTTTAGGTATAGACACAATACCTGTCGCTCATGCTGTAAACCTGACAGACGAGCAGATAAAGGCTTATAGACTAGCAGATAATCGAGTTGCTGAGTATTCAACATGGGATGCGGAGCTTTTGAATGTTGAACTAGGTGAGTTTGAAACAATAGATATGAGCCAATTCGGGTTTGACTTATCCGTAACAGGTTTAGATTTTGGTATGAATCAAGAGCAAGAGGAATCTGACATCAAGGAAGAAGATGCAGAGGACTTTCATAGAGACACAACCATAAACCAGTACAATCTTTTTCATTATGATGAAAGTAGAGTAGAGGGACTTTATAACATGCCTATACTTGAGGGAGTGGATCATATCCCTAAAGATTTTCAAGGTTTTAATTATGTTTTGAATAAACCAGATTACGGTTCATGTGTGCACTTCTTTTTAGATGATTATCAATTTGAACGGATTTGGCAAAGGCCAGACTTTTATATTGAAAAGCTACTAGAGTTTGATAGCGCCCTAACTCCAGACTTTAGTCTATACCTTGATATGCCCATGGCTATGCAAGTATGGAACATTTACAGGTCAAGATTGATTGGTCAGATAATGCAAGATTACGGTATGACGGTTATTCCAACAGTATCATGGTCAACTGAGGAAAGTTTTGCTTTTTGTTTCGATGGTTTGCCTCAAGATGCAACGCTAGCAATCAGTACAATAGGCGTAAAGCAAAACAAAGAGCAGTTGAAAATTTGGGAAAAGGGTGTAACAGAAATGATAAATCGCCTCAATCCCAAAAGAATTGTAGTATATGGCGGAAAAGTGGAATACGATTATAAAGATATAGAGGTTGTTTATTTTGAAAATGCAACAACGGAAAGGATGAAAAACAATGGGCGGTAGAGGAGCGAAAGTTTTTGATAGTAAAAATAATAAGGGCAGAAACAATATTTTTAAATCTAACAGTAACTCTAATTTGCCAGCATCAACTGAAAAACTATCAAAGATTCAAATTTCATTGAGAAAAAAGAAATTTAAACATTACCAAAAATTGCGAGAACATTGGAAACAAATAGGTTCAAATGCAACTATAAACTATGACAAATCGGATAAACGAGTAACGAAAACACAAGGTGCTAATTATGTTACACGTTTGAGCAGATGGAGGCAACAGACGTATTTTAGAGATTTTAAACCAAACAACAAAAGTGCGATTTCAATAGAACATGGAACAATTAAGAAACGATGGTCTAAACATTTCAATGAAAATCATAATGCTAATTAATAGAAAGAGGTTTTAAAATGGGCGGTAGAGGAGCAAAAAGCGGAAGTAATAAGATTGATAGAATTGCGGTAAAAATGGCAGATGGATCCATTCGTCAATATCAACGAATAGGAAAAGATGGTATAGCAACATGGGATGGTTACGAGCTTCCGAAACACCATAAGGGGGCATCGTTTTCAAAGGCTTTGGAAAATGCTAGAAAAAATGGAACTCTCGTCAAAGAGTTGAATAAAGCTCAAACTCGTAAAATAGACAAGAGAAATCAAAAAGATATAAAAGACTGGCGAGCAGAAGTAGAAAGAAGAAAAAATTCATGGCCTTTGATGGGGACAGGAACGTTAAATAGACATGGGAAACTAGTAAATCATAGAGCCTCAGTAGGAAAAGAAGATTACCTAATTTCATTTAATGAATGGAAACGACAAAATGGGAGGTGAACAATGGGTGGTAGAGGTGCGAGCTCCGGAAGAAGCAACAAAGACAAAAAGTATGGCACAGAGTATAAGACTGTACATAAAGTAGGCAATATAAAGTTTGTTACTCAAAATGAGCAAGGATCACAAAAGACCCCAATGGAAACGATGACAAAAGGTAGAGTTTATGTACTTATTGACAAGAATAAAAACGCACCTAAGAGTATTGTTTATTTTGATGCAAAAAATAAGCGTAATAAGCAAATTGATTTAGATCATGTGCATAAAGGCATGAAACCACATGCTCATCACGACTATAATCATGCAGAACATGAGAAAAGCAAAAAGGGAGCAACCAATTTGACACCAAAAGAGCGTAAACTTGTTGAAAAAGTCAAAAAGGAGTGGTATAATTACACTAAGAAGCGTAGGGAGTAGTATATAGGGATTACGCCTTGATGGAGGAGATTCCGGTTCGAATCCGGGCTACTACGTTACTTCTTAGCCCCTTAATTGGGGCTTTTTTGTTTTCTCGTCTTAAAACAGCGTAAAACATCCCCTTTTTTACCATATAAAATGAAATCATAAGTATAAAAATGCTTGTGATTTTTTTGTTTGAAAGGAGGGTGGAAATTGCCTA